ATTAGAACCGCCGGGAAGTGTTGTAATCTCTGTACCCCTACCACCTTCACGGCGAGGAAGCCAGAAATCTTCCAACATAGACATGTGATTACGGTCATCCCGAATCTCACCTGTGCTTGCATCGTATACCAACTTGTTACGATAACGGTTCATCACATCCTTTAGATACTGTTCTGCTTTGATCTTGGGTAGATTACCAACATCAATGTAGAAAATTCTACGTTCTGGCGCTCTAGAAATACGATAGATAACAATCGCATCTTCAATCATACGCAACTGATTAACTGGTTTGATTGCTTTGTGTAGATACGAGATAACTCGACCTGAGTTATTATCAAGAAGTCCTGACGGAACATACACAATAGAATCGGGTGCAATCTTAATACCCTGATCGTTACCTTGCACACCCGCCGATGCAAACCCTTTGTCGTTGTAGATAAAATACTCTTCTACTTTTTTGACCATCTCAATACCATTATGGTTTGGATCAGGGTCTTTCTTTGTTTCTCGTACCTTACGAATTTTAGTTGGGTCGATGTGTCGAAGCTGAGTTACACCCCTTTGCGGGTCTTTTGAATCAATAACTTTGTGATAGTACAAACGACCATCGATATACCAACGACGAAAAATATCGTGACCCTTCTCATTAAAGTTGAGAAGTCGCAGAACTTCCATGAATTCTGCTCTAATACGTCTTTTAATTTTTTCTGGATATGGTAAGTTTGTTAAATCAATATTTACTGGAATATCATTTAGATTAGAAATGATACCTTCATTCACGATATCTTCAATTGCAGCATCACACTCCGATTGCATAGAAATGTCTCTGTAACGACGAATGAGGTCAAGGTCAGATCGTTCCCGTCCATCCGTATCTAGTACAGATGAAAAGAAACCTCCACCCGCAACCTCAATTGCGCCATCATCAGGAGTAGGGTCCGTGAAAGTTTTCTCACGGGGCCCCACATCCTTAGATGCTCTTTGTATTGAAAAGCCAAATAGTTCTGCCATAATGTCTCCTACCCTCTATTTAGTAGGTTCAATTTAGATACTTACGCCGGATGCATCAAAATACTGATATCTCCAAGTTACTGAAAACTCTTCAACTGTACTTTCAGTATCCATACTTAGTTCAATAGCAGAACCAGAGTTTGTTGGCCAGCAGTTACGAAGAATGTATGTTTTCAGAACTGCTTCATCCCTATCAAGTTGTTCCACTGTAAGGTCCGTCTGATAATCAGCAGGAGCAATAACACCAGTGTTTGTTGCAAATCCATTGATACCGTTTGACCAAAGTTCAATTGCGCTCTTAACACCAAAGTCAGTGTCATTAAGGAACGTAGTTTCCCAAGTTTCTGGTTCTGCCTGATCACCCGCCATGTAGATTGTACGACCACGGAATTTCAAAGGAATTTCTGTGATTGTACGGGTTGGCAGTGCTGCAGCCTTAACAAGAAACGAAGTTCTACGAGTATCAAGACCGATTGCGATACCTGATGGTGGAGTAATAGTTACCCTAAATTGGTTAGCTCTTGCACCACCACCGATTAAGCTTGCTTTAAAGTCATCTATATTCGCCATGATTAACCTCCTACCTCACTAAACGCAACACCAGTTCGAACGGCGATGAAGTTTAGTGTAATAAAGTTGATTGACCTTGCTGGTTTGATGTAGATGTCTCCAATAAACTCGTTACGGTCAATAACCTCACCAGTGTTATTGGTTGTATCACAAACTACCTTAAAGTCGAAAATACCTCTACGGCCCTGCACATCCCGCAAAAAGGGCTCTACCAGATTACGGAACTGCGCTCTTGTGAATTCATCGTTGAACTCAAAGAGTTGGAACTTAGCAGCAGTGGCGATTGCCTTTTCAAGAACAAGGAACAATCGACGCACGTTAATGCGGTCAAATGCACTTGGTTTGGAAAGAGCAGTCTTATCACCAAAGAGTGTAACACCTTGGCCGGGAAAATCAACAACTGGATTAATCCGTGACTTGTAAAGAATATCACGATCTGCTTTCTGTGGGTTGTAAGAAAGTTTGATTGCACCACGAACACCACCACGATTGTAACCCGCTGGTGAGAACCAAGGGTCTGCAACACTGTCTGTATTGGCGCAAAGACCAGCAGTATCACCATTTAGCGGCACAAATCGATACACATCGTTGTACTTATCATACATGTACTTGTATCCACTATCGAATACCATATAAGAGGATGATGGACATTTATCAAATGCATTCCTTACATTAAATGTTTGAGCGATGGATGATGTTACACCAACTGTTGCCGCACGATAAGGGGATACGAAACCGACGCAATCCTTTCGTAATTCAACAAGATCAGTAATCATGGTCACAAAAGTATCCTGACCATCATCACTATCTGTAACACCAGAACTTGGACCACCCATGACTAGGTTGATGTCAAGATTTTCTGTGTCAGCGAACTTGTCATAGCCACGTTCAATTTCACCAGCAGTTACAGAGTAATCGTCCGTTCCACCTGTCAGTGCAGAAACATCAACACCACTTACTAGTGTATAGTCCGTACCTGTTGCAACATCTGTACCCCAGTTAGAACCAGCAGCCAGATGATCCGTCCAGTAGATAAAGTTAGAACTACGGAAGATAACATCTGGATAGTAGTTATTACCACCCTGTGTAGTTTTTGCACTTGGGTTCTTAGACAAGGCAGGGAAAACTTCGATAACTGCCGCAGTGCGTTGACCCTTAACATCAACATCAAATCCAGTGATGTCACCTGTTGTGTCATAAACACAAACGTGCAATTCATCTTTCTCACCCCGCCCGTTTGCAGTTGCCCAATCAGATGTGCCCGGAGGCCCATCAAAAAGGTCACTGAAACGCCATCGACGTTGAATATAGGAGTTATCAGGAATAACTGTTTTAAGTCCACCACCGGCAGGATCATCCAGTTGACGAATAGTTAGAACTTCACCAGAAACAGAAGTAACTTCGTATTCTACGTTACCAGATTCAACTGCGGTGACCGTATCAAATGCAAGAGGCACATTGTCAGCTACCGTAATTGCTTTATCAAGGATAAGAGAAGTCTGAGAAGTAACTGTTACAACTTTAGCCTGAATGCCACCATCAGAGATACCGGCACCAATCACACGTTGACCAACTGCGATTGTACCAGAGTTACCATCAACCGTAAGAGTTTTAGATGGAACTGTGATTGCCCCGTTAGATGTTGCAGTGACAGAGTTGTTTGTGAAAAACTTAATAATGTCACCGACTGCGATTGTCGCATCAGTTGCATCTTGGTCATCAACTGTGATTTGCAAATCACCAACTGCACCAGCACCATTCACTAGGTTAAGTGTACCCAGAGGCTGTTCAAATGCTCTTGCGCTGGGACAGATATCCACACCGATTGAGTTACCCCAAGTACCAGCGGTACGAGCAGCCCACTCACCGTGAGAACCCTGTCCTGTAGAGAAACTGTCCTCATAGTGGTCATCGTCACGAATGAGGATACCACTGTTCGCACCAGCGTTTACTATGGCTGATTCTGCACGAACCACCCTGAGTGCATCACCGTACTGCAAGAAGTTTGCAGCAGTGAACCACCACTCAAAATTTGAACTGTTTGGTTTACCGAATGTCTGTAGCAACTGTTCTTCCGAACTAATAGCGGTAACTGAACTTACTGGACCTTTCTGAAAAGGTCCGGCAATAGCACCGATAGACGTAGATACAGCTGGAACAACATTTGTAAGATCAATTTCCCGTACATGAACGCCGGGCGAAACTAGAAATCCCATGTCTTTACTCCTAACTTAAAGAGAGTTATTTGTTATACAGATATTTATAAAAAACCTCTTTTACAAAACTCATTTTTATAAGTGTTATATCATATAAATAGAATTATGAATGAACATTATGAAAAATACAAAGACACCATCAAGAAGGTTTCACGAAGAAACTACCAGAAACGAGTATTTCTTCTCAACGAATTCCTCACAGATAAATCCTGTATTCACTGTGGTGAGGCAGAACACGTTTGTCTTAAATTCTACCCCCATGATGCAGAGATACGCAAAGTATCCAAGAGAGTTGGAACAAGTGATGAAAGCCGCAAAGAGGTATTTCACCTAATTGATCAATCTGTCATTCTATGTTACAACTGTTACATCAAGAAACATCATGATTTGATTGAATTTATCTAACCTATATATAATACAGAATGATTTGAGTCATAAAGGAGTATAATTATGAAATCATTAATTTGTGGGGTATTTACCCTATTACTATGCATGTCTTCAGCTCATGCATCAACACAAGCAAAACTTATTATAGATACTGGACCCTTTGGTGTACACAGTTGGTTTCTGAAAGGAATCCAAAACGGTGCATTTTCTAAACGTGGATTAGATATCGAATTTGTAGGAAAGGGGCCCGGCAGTATTAAAACTGGTCTTGCCGTCGCAACTGGAAGAGCAGATATTGGATACCATGACTATAGTGGTGTAGTTCTTGTCAATAGCAAATCAGATGATCCTAAAGTTTTAGCGGTCTTTGTTGTTGATGATAAGTCACAAAACGGAGTAATTACACTTAAATCATCGGGTATTAAGACATTCGATGATTTAAATGGCCGTAAACTTGGTAGTCATCCCACTAGTTTTACCAATAAAGTTTTAACTACTGTAACATCTGCCAAGTGGGTAAATGTTCCTGTACACATGCCCGCCCGTGTCCCTGCACTAGTATCTGGACATATTGATGCAATCACCTCATTTACAACATCTGTAGTTTTCAATCTGGAAAAGGTAGGAGTTGGTATTGACGAATTAAATATCATTAAACTTAGTGATCATTATCCAATGGCAGTGAGCCGAGTAATCACTGTAAATGCAGATTGGGCAGCAAAAAATCCACAGGCAGTAAAAGTTCTTCGTGAGGTATCACGCCAACTACTAAAAGATTTTATTAAAAATCCTGCTGCAAGTGTATCTGCATTGGAAGGTCCAGTTGTATCTACAAGTAAAAAAGTAGATATTGAAGTAAGAAGGGCTCAGTATGGTATTGACGAACTTGTTAATACGCCATTTGTACAGAAAAATGGAATTAGTAATCCCAGTATGGTTGGTCCTCGTTTAAGTGAATTTACAACCATACTGGTAGAAAAATTAAATTTACCAACTCGTCATCCTGACAACAAATATTTTGATCTAGGTGAATGAAACATACACTCATAACAATTTCTGTTGTTGTAGTTATATGGGAGCTATTGTTAAAGGGTGGTTATATTCCGGGCTTATGGGATATAACCACCACTTTCTTTGAGTTATCAGTTAACCCAGATTTTCTTTATAACCTATGGATTAGTCTGTGCAGACTTGTTGTTGGTTGGTCAATTGGGATGTTAATTGGAACTACCATTGGTGTCTTCATGGGTAGTAATTTACATGTGAAGAAACTTATAATGCCACTAGTGAGTTGTTTATTTCCTATTCCAAAAATTGCACTATTACCTCTGTTCATAGTTCTTCTGGGAATAGGAGAAGTGAGCAAAGTAACAACTATTTTTATCGGGGCATTCTTTCCCAGTATATTGATCGCATACAATTCTATTATAAGAACACCCACTACCTATGTAGAAGCAGGCCGTGCTTGTGGTGGGGGTTATTGGTTTATTTTACGAAAAATAATTTTACCGATTAGTATGCCGACGATAATCTCAGGATTTAGGACAAGCGGTAGTTTGTCATTGGTGTTGTTAGTTGCAGCAGAAATGTTAGGTTCAAAGTATGGTTTGGGAAACTGGATATTCATAACTGGTGGAGAAATGGATTTTGCAGAAATGTTTGCTGGAATAATCTGGCTCAGTATAATTGGTTTAGGAATCGGTTGGGGTACAGAGTTTTTAAAACGTAGATTTTGTAGTTGGATTAAATACGGTGAGGGTGTTTAGTTACCAACTCGTAGAACTATCTCTAATAATAGGAGCCCAACGAGTTCCGTACTCATCAACCATCTCACCTATATTCTCATCCTCAAGACCATTCACAACAAAACCAAATGGTGCCATATCCTGTTCAAGCATGTCCTGTTGTTCATTCATCATGACCCGTCGAATATCGTTGTTAGTTAATTCCTTGAAGTATGTCTGGTCTGTCAACCACGCAAATATAAAGAGACACGCAACCAAATCATCATTGCACCCATCGTCTGCTTCAAATGATTGACCCTTAACAATAAAGGTAGAAAGTTCGTTGATACAGTCATAATCCTCAAGAATAAGTTTATTATCCTCAACCAACTGTTTGAGATTAGAACAACCAATCTTTTTTACAGCCTTAGTTGTTCTTACCCCCAACTGCGCTCGACCACCACTGAACCCTGCTCCAATGACCTGTCCCGCTCGCCCACGCATACTTGCCATAATAAGGTTGTCATACTCCAAGTCAAACTGCATCGCACTAGCAACCTGTTCTCCTATGTCATTAACCTCAATCAATACGAATGCTTGATTGTATGCTCTTGCAACATCATAAATCTTGGATGGAAATATAAGGGGTTTCAGTTCATTGTCTCTAAACTTTGCGACCACTCTATATGGTATTTCACTTACATCCACAACCACAAACGCAGAATAATCGTTTGATGTACCTCTCGCAACATCTGCAACGAGAACGTATGTATGGTCTGGTTGTGGAGCAACATGAACATCTAGACCCGCACTAGACTGTATTGGTGAACGATATGTCAGTTGTTTCAGTTTGTATGGTGCGATAAGGGTATCAATAGAACCAAGGAACTCACACTCAAATTCTGTATTGAACTGAGCTTGAGAGGTATTCTTAATCGTCTGTTCTTTCCACGCTTCGTCTCTGCCCGGCACCTCACTCCAATGTACCTCAATAGGAATGTACTCGTTTCTCTGTTCTTCTGCATCCACCCATAGTTTATAGAACATGTTCATACCATGCGGGGTGGAGACGATCATTACTTTTGTTGTCTTACCAGATGAAATTGTGGGGTACACAGAGGAAAAAAATTGCTCTGCCACGTTTGAGGGTACATAGGCGAATTCGTCCAGAAAAATGATGTTGTAACTGCCACCACGAACAGCACTAGCACTAGTAGATGAGGCAAGTATCTTTGAACCATTTTCTAACTCCAAGGAACCTTTATTCCAACTCATTACTCCCTGTTGTAACCACTTCGGTAGATGTTCATACGCAAGTTGCAAACGTGATAGTAGGTCACGAGCAGTTGCAGCCTTATTCGCAAGGATAGCAATGTTAACACTTGCGTTAAACAATGCATAGTGCAACAGATACGAAACCATGACGGTAGACTTACCCGACTGTCTGGGCAACTTACAGATAGTGAAACGATTGTTGTGGAAAGTACCTACCATTTCCTTCTGGAAATCATACATTTTGAAGGGCACAAGACCCTCATCCAGAGAGACAATTTTTACATAGTTCTCAATAAAGTACTGAGGACTATCCATACACTTCTGGTATTCAACAAGTTCTTTCTTCGTCCAGTTCTGGGCGACATTAGCTTTCTTGAGGTTTGGATTGCCGAGGTAAGTAATATCAGGCATTACGGATAATTCTCTACACTCACAAGTTCTCTGTTCTTTATATGCTCTTCTGCAATGTCTTCTTTAGACTGACCGTAGTATGCAACCGCATTGTGTGTGTCAATCAATAACTGATTTAGCGTTGTATCTTCCACAACAAACTCACCCAATATGCGGCCATATTTACCCTTACCATCTTTTCTAGTGCGTAGAACCTGTATCGAATCCAAAGGAAGATGTTTCTGTACAAACTCCTTTGCCATCAGGCCATAGACCTTTTCTTCTTTGTCACTTGTCCTTGACTCAGGTGTATCAACACCATAGAAACGAATTCTCTGTTTGTGCAACCACACACCAAACCCAAGATCAATGTCCACATCAGCGGTGTCACCGTCTATTACCTTAACAATCTTACATGGATACTCATACATAATCGTCTCCTTGTTCTATTTAGTATCTAACGTATGTACCATCTTCATACACAATGGTATTAAGAACATAATGATTATAGGAGGCACCTTCATATCGTGGTTGTTTATTTACTGAACGAAATGAACTTTCTTTTTGTTTTGTATATAAGTACTCTTCATTTTTATCATAATCATATATGTATTTTTTCATTGGCCATTTGTATGTTCCATAGTCACCATTATGTCCAGCATATGGATTAGACAAAGCCCACTTCTCAAAATAATCTGTATAGAAAAATGGATATTCTAGATGATACACAGATGGGTCTTTGAGAAATCTTGGTGAGAGGTATCTTGATAATAAATCATCTATACTCCTAGCAAACCACCAAAGTAACTCCCAACATGTTTTTGGTTTGTATGGAGACATATCAATATACTTTTCAGCAGTGTTTAACATATCAGAATCTTTCATAACATTAATCCAATCGTGGTCTTTAATTTTGAAAAAATCCTCTATAGATGTATATGATGATATTGCGAGAAATAATTCATCTCCCCCGCCACCATTAACATTAATTGTTTGCCCGTCCCATAACTGATCATTGTCATAGACATAGTTATCAAAAGAATGCCACTGCAAATTAATTTTCTTATTAACTAACAAATCATAGAAACGTGGATTTTCTTGTACACTAGCTTTTGATAGATACACAGTAAGACTTGTATCCAACCTTTTAGTTTTCAGCAGACTTACCAATGCACATGTGCTGTCTATACCACCTGACCACCACAATCTTATTGGTTTGCCAATATCCCACAACTCTACAGCCCTACGATTAGTTAACTCTTCGAATGTTGATGTAAAATTTGTTGGAAACTCTGTAAAAGGATTCTCAACTAAATCAAAATAATTATCAAAACAAATTCTAAAACGTGGAGAGTGCATACCAAAATTAGTTGCTAATTTATACTCATCTCTTTCACTTATTTCTGGAAAAGAATTTGTATGATAATAAATAACCTTACTCACTTTTACCCCTCAACATTTTTTGTAACTCAGCGGTGCTACCAACAAATAATGCATTCGTAACACTCTTAGGCCCATGATCAGGAACCTCTTTGAGTTTTTTCATCTTCTCTTGTAGATCACCTAACTTCTCAGTGACCTCTGCAACATTCTTGATTAACTGTCCAGCAACCTCGTATGCCCTTGGGTGTTCACCCTCTTTCGCAAGTTCAAGGATACCTTCAATTGCATTAGAACCCTGTTCAACCAACCGATAGAAGTTCTCTCTTTGGTATTTGTAATCAGCATCAATATCTTCACCCTCTTCTAGCTCTACTGGATAACGAGAAACATCAGACATTTTAGTTTTTGGGTTCAAAGAAGCTTCTGGTGGAATAACATCCCCAACCACTCCAAGCGCTTTATCTATTTCATTTGCCATATGACATATCCTTTACTTATATGTTAGATATGGAAGAGTAGCTTCTTTAGCATTTTCACCATTTCTTTTTTTTGATGCACCACGATAATAATAAGTTTCTGGATCAGCTTCATGTCTCCAAGGACCATAACTTCCTTTTTTGGCACAATACAAATCAAAGTCTCTTCCTGTCTTGCCCTTACTGATAAATTTTTCATAGGTTCTTTGGTAAGCGCATGTACGACATTGATTGTCTTCACATGTATTCAAATCACATTTGACAACTAAACTTTGTAACTCTTTTGGTATTGACTCGTATTGCTCAAACCTACCTATAATTTTTAAACTTATATCATCCCAATCAAAATCATCGCCCTGTGGAACTGGTGTTAGATCACGAATACCGCCCAAGTAAATATCAACACCAGTTGGTTCAACAATAGAACGTAATGTATTATAACCAACGTCCAGTGCTGTATTTTCTAACGATACTCCTATTGATATTGCGTCAGCATCCGTTTCTTTAATCCACAAAGGAAAAGTTTCGTATCTTGGTTTGAGAGCACCTACATTATACTTACTAGAGAAGCCGGGTCTAATTGGTGTACGTTCTTCGACGTAATCAATTGACCAATTTACCATTTGAAAATCAAAATCTCTAACCTCTGATTTCAAAAAAATAACAATTTCTCTTAATTTTTTAATTTCTCTAGAATTATATTCTTCACTCTCAAATTTATCATAAGCGCCTCTTGCAACAATATCAACGTCAGTCTCCGTTAACCAACGATAAAGTGAGTATGTAGAGTTAATCCCTCCAGAAAATGGTATAAGTATTTTCATTTTTCAAAAACCTTCCTTATTCATAAAGTAAATAATGTAAATTTCCATCCTCACCTCGACCCCTATACATATAAGTCTCTGGATCAGCTTCATGTCTCCAAGGACCATAACTGCCGTGTTTCGCACAATACAAATCAAAGTCTCTTCCTGTCTTACCCTCACCGATAAATTTTTCATAGGTTTTCCAATATGACATTTCACGCCCAGCACGACTCTCTGAATTATTCCTAATACACAAATCTTGTAGTTCTTTTGGTAAGAACTCATACTGTTCAAATCGGCCCGTCATGTCTTTTGCAACCTCATCATAATTAAAATTATCACCAATTGATACTGGAATTAGTTCTCTTACACCACCCAAATATATATCAACACCAATATTTTCAATACCAGATTCCCGACGACTTACTTCATAACCCTGAGTTGCTGTATTTTCTAAACATATTCCTATGGATATTCCATCTGCTCCTGTTTCAAAACACCAATTGATGTATCCAGCATAACGTGGCCTAAGAGAACCAATATCATATTTTCCTTTTTTAAATCCCGGCCGGATTGGAATCTGTTCCTTTACATACTGTTTAGGAAACTCACCTAGTTCTAAATCAAAATCACGATATTCTTTTTTAAGGAAGTGTGATACATTTCGTACTCTTTCAAGTTCCTCTGCATTGAAATTATCATTCTCAAAACGATCAACTCCATATCGAACAAAAATATCAACGTCAGTCTCCGTTAACCAACGATAAAGAGAATATGTTGAGTTTACACCGCCTGAGAATGGAATTAATATTTTCATACTAATCCCATAAATTTGTGTTGACTTTCACAAGAAAACAGTCTTTACCAAAACAATCTTCCATATAAGAACTACAATGAATTCTTGAAGTCTCAAACATCACAACCTCACCAATATTCCAAGGAACGGATGCTGCAAAACTAAACCCATGTAACATCTCAATTGGGTGGTGTTGTAGGTGTTCTACCCAAACATCTGAATCAAAAGGTTTGTTAGTGTATCCTATCAAATCACTATAATCATGATCATAGTTCCACCCAGATGCACCGTGTCTTCTATAGAACCTTTCTTCTTCATTCTCAATATTAATTCCAGATTTTGCAGACCAAGGAGTTTTTTGGTCAAAGTATACAGTCTCAGTTGTTCCAGCACTTCCATCTTCTTTATAACATCTTAGTGGAAAGAAAACTGTTGTGTTTGCAGGCCGAGGCATTTGCCCTGTTCTGTTATGTGATTTCCAATTATCACCCAGATAATTTTCACCATCATTATGTATGTGAATTGGCTGTTTGTAATACCCATACCTACCTTGAGTGTTTGGTTCATATCCAATAATTGGTTTTAGAATTTCATTAAAAAGTTTTATCGACTTTAATTTTTCATCTTCAGTAAAAAATTCATGGCTGGTATGACCCTGCATACAACCGCTCATTTCATTTATTGGAAATCCACTATCGGACATTTTTTTGTATCCGAAATAATTTTCATAATTCTTGTGTTTGAATTCTCTAGTCCGATTTAATACTTGTAATTCTTCTTCTAAATTTATTAGATTATCAATTACTGACAAAGAAACATCTGCATAATGAAACATGTTATCACTCATCTTCACCTGTCACTGGATTATAGTTTTTCGCATCTTCAAAGAATGAGGTTACCTCGTTAAAACCAAAATCATCATCTGCATCAGCTGATGTGGGATTTGGTGTAACAGTAAGTCTCTGTTGACGTTTAGGTGCTTTATCTGGCATATCAGTGTATGCGTCAACCTGTACTGTTTTAATAACCTTACTAGATGTGACAGGACCATAGAGATAGAACTTACATGTGAAAGACAATGTATAAATGATAGCTCTTCTTGTCGTAAAGTCTCCCTGATAATCATCCTCATAGGAAATACTGTTTAGAATAACAGGAATATCTTTTTTAACACCCATGTCAGCATTATCATTCATCGTGATTGTATAATCTGGTTGAAAGTACGGAAGAATTTGTTCAACAATCTGTAATGCATCATCAGATTGTTTTGCAAGAATGTAAAGTTCAAAATCAATATTATAAGGAACAGGCATATATTGCGTGTCTAACTGTTCTGACTTATCGCCCTTAACTTTTTTAAACTTTTGCACACGATTTAATTTTCGGCCGGGATCATATGTAAGACCCGTAATCTCAAAACCAATGCGGGGTAAAGTGACCGCAGCAGCTTTAGTCAAGTCTGCATCATCATTTAATCGCACAAGAAACTTCTGCCTTGGACCATAGGCCAAAGGAACCTTCATGGTTTGTTGAATTACACCAGAGTTATCCTTACGAACTAACTGAATATTATTAAAAATTGTTCCGAAACCAACAACGATGTTGCGTATTGTTTCGTGATAAAATTGTTGTCCTAGCATTAATCTGCACTCCCTGCATCACCAAATGGATTCGATTCACTGAAGTCCAGTATCGTATCATCTAATGAATCAAACAACTCGTTCTGAGCTGTCTTATCCGTTACTCCATCACCCACTATATAGTCTTCCGATATAAGGAAACTGCCATTTTCAAGCAATAAACTTTCACCAAACGAATTTGGGTCTATACTAATTACTGTAGAATCAAGGGTAACATTCGTTGCATCTAAAGTATATCCATTTATATCTATTGTAAATGACTGACCAATAATACTTTCATTTTCTAGTGTAAACTGATAATCAGAACTAGCAGTTGATAGGTCATCAGATATTGCATCAATTTCAGTGATACCTGTATCAAGTTCCTCTGAACCATAATCAAACAACCGACAACGCAGTTTGTAAACAGGGTTGGTATCTAACTGGTTAAAGGGATCATCGTGATCCACAAAGTTAATCTCAAATAATTTTTTAAGTGTGGGGTGATAAATTGCATCACCCTCTAGTGGTCTATCAGCATCAGTTGCGTCAGTCTCGTTTATAATGTAAAATATCTCGCCCTCTAGTTTAGATGTTGAGAGTGTACCAGACTCCAATTGAATTGAACCAGACGATGTTGAGTCTGTTCCCGTTTCTATTTGTACTTGTTTTGTCTTCTCTTGAAATCGTGTCTTACTTACAACGAAAGTTGCTTCACTAAGGTTCTGCAAACCAAACTGAGACATCAGTTCTTGTTCTCCAGCATAGCCACCATCAGAGTTTTCCATATACATTTCAATAAGAGATTGTGTGTTGAATTTAGATAGTGCGTCTTCTCCAAGCACAGTGTCTTCTGCAACTAGTGTGCGGTCAAGATAATATACATCATGTCCGTGAATCTGAATTGCTTCTGCAACTAGGTCAGCATACAAAGATTGTTCAGTTGCAATTGCAGCAACATTACTAGTATGAAAATGTTTATTAACTGCCATGAATTATCCTACCATGTAGTTTACTGGCAACTCAAACGTGAGTGCGATTTGTTCTTCTAACTTATTGATTTCTTCCTGTGCCTGTGAATATATTGTTTCACCATTCATAGTAACACCACCGAGCATTGCAACGCCACTAAACTTAGACAGGTTCGCACCCCACTGTTGTTTGATTAGTGCAGTTGCATATCTCTTGAGATAGATGTCGTCAAAAATATCTGTGTAAGTTGCTGGGTCTAGTTTACGATAACACTCGACAATGATATAGTCTGTTCCAGCAGTAAAGTCATTCTCCCAATCTGCATCGATGTACAGACGGTTCTGATGTTGATTGAAACGGATCGGTGTCTCACCCACAAGAATATGTTCTAGAAGGTCTAAGTTGTCCATAGCCATCTGATACTGAATGACAGACGTAGAGGAAAGGTCAAATAAATCATTGAGACGTAACTGATAACGTAAATCAAACATGTTACTACCGCCGCCCGTGTCTGTAAATGGCCATACCTGTATCACAGACACAACAGCACTTGGCATCGGGATAAAGTTATTACCCTCCAGAAATGTTGCGGTGATGGAATTATCTGATGTATCTGTTCCGGTTGATGTTGTGTTTGCTCTTGCTCTCGTAACTTCTTCTTCGGTAATAAGATGTTTGAGATACATCTTCTCAATACCGTCATAGTGATACTGTGCAAAGAATTGCAATGCCTCGTCAATACGATCATCTGCTTGATCATCTGACACGTTGATATCAATGACACCAGAACCTAGTGCCCTAAAACAATAATCTTTGAATGTTGATTTACTTGTAGGTATGGCCATAAAGATATCCTTTTTTATATATTTATAACATTTGGTTTATGTAGGATATCACTTATTGTGAGGTTTAGTAGGTAATAACTTATCACCATAAGCATCATGTCTGGTTTCTTTAATACTATCTTCTGTGTAATATTTTCCGTATTTGCCTTCTTTCATAATAAGATCATCAAGTTCTTCTGCACTAAATCCTTTATTTTTCTTTTTATTATACCAATCCCAACATATACACTTATTACACTTTCCACAAGGACAGTTAGAAATTAATTTTTGCAGTTCATTTGGTAAAGATTCCCACGTTTGCCACCGCCCCATAGGTTTAGTTTTACGATTCATCAATGGCCAATCAATAGGGATATCTGTGTAATCTCTAAAAATAGAATGATCTAATCTAGTATATGGATTACCCCTTTCATAAAACTTTCTAATAGGTTCTGTAGTTTGAAAATACCAATTAGAGGGACTCCAGTTATATGTATTGTATCCCATGCATATCAAATCTACGTCATGCATTTCTGATAACAGTGCAATATTATATAATTTTGACCTTATGGTTTCTAACATGGTATCACTAGCACGATCTTCAAACTCTGCAAAACCAAAATCAAAATCACGGACGTTTTCTTTCAACCAATTACAGACAATAGGATAATGTTCTAAATCTTGATCAGATGCGTCAAGGTGAAGTATCCTTGATATTACATCATCCGTAGTTTCAGTAAGAAGTTTATACAACATAGCTATACTGTCTGAAGATGAACTAGTTGCTGCAAAAACTTTCATAGTCTCTCCACTCATGCGGTTTGTTTCT